GACACCCCGAGACACCCCGAGGGTCCGACCTCGACACGTAATGACGGCACTTCGGGGTGCAGTGCCGCCATTACGTGTCAGGGCTGGCGCTCTTCCGCCATTCCTGCTAGGTTGGTGACACTATGGCAGGAAATCCAATGAAGCGAAAGATGGAAGCTGATCTGCACGCGCTCGCCGTCCTGTCCGGGGTCGATGAGGGGCCGGACGGCGAGCAACTCGGCTTTGAGGCGGCGGCACTTGGCTATGTGCTGGCATGGATTAATGGCGGACACCCCGCCGGTCATTCATCCACTATCCTGTCACTCGCCCGGTACCTTGGGGTATCTCGGCCCGTACTATCGGGTTGGCTGGGGGAGGAGAAGAGGCGAGAGGCATATAGGGTAGCGCGGGAGACCAGCGCCGCCTGTCTTGTGGACGAAGCTGCCGATATCCTCGACACCGCAACGCCATATGAAGCGGGGCTTGCCAACTCCCGGGCCAACTTTCGGAAGTGGCTAGCTTCGGTCTATGACCGCGCCACCTACGGGCAGCAAGTGGCGCCAACGGTAGCTATCAACGTGGCACAGTTGCACTTAGCTGCTCACGACGTGCGGAAGTTGAAAGCTACTGAGTTACGAGAGCAGCAAGCCCTTGGGTCGGATGGGGTGGAGTATCGTAACGATACACCCGCTGTTATGTTGCAACTCAAGGAGTAGCAAGCACTTAGCCTCTCAGTGTCGTATAACGGAGATTCTGTTAAGCTGGGGGGTGGGGGTGGGCGGTGCGGGAGCTGTAACGGATCGATGCAAAGGCCCCCCCGGCCTTAGGGTCCCATCCGACGGCGTCTGGCGGGGCAGGGCTGCGGGCGCGGGGGCGGGTACCCCAAAAATTTTTCAAGCGTTCTGGCGTACAAAAATTTTTCTGGCCCGCGAAGAACTCTTCTAGCCCGCAGAATAGGCAAGAAAGGGCGCGAGATGATGTCCGTTTGGTTGATGTGGGGGCTCGGCGGCCTGTTCTCCCGGGTTCATCGGAAGCGCTCGTGACCCCGGCGCTGTTCGTCGTTCAGGATTGGAAGACCGGCGCCACCGTCGCCATCCCGGACATGGTTGCCTTCATCGATCGGTACGCCCGGAACGGCCCGCACGGTCAGGACGGCCCGGAAATGCTGGTGCGGGAGGTGTTCCTCGCCGGGATGACCGGCCCACTCGACCCCAATCAGCCAAACGGGCCGACGAAGCCCGCGGAGCCGGACGAGTGGCAGATCGAACTACTGCGAGCCTATGGGCGGTACGACCGACGCATCTCCGTGCGGTCCGGCCACGGTCCCGGCAAGACCGCCTGTCTCGCGTGGATCATCGACCATCATCTCATCACGGAGTTCCCGCAGAAGACCGCGATCACCGCCCCGACCAAGACGCAGATGTGGGTGGCCCTGTGGCCGGAAATCTCGAAATGGATGCGGAAAGCCCCGGACTTCGTGCGGGATATCTTCGAGTTCAAGTCGGAGACGATCGAGCACAAGGGCAACGCCGACGAGTGCTTTGTCCGGGCCAGCGTGGCGCGGCCGGAGAACCCCGAAGCGCTGGCGGGCGTCCACTGCGATGACGGGTCCGTGCTGCTCATCGCCGACGAGTCGAGCGGCGTGCATGAGAAGATTTTCGAGTCCGCCTCCGGCTCGATGTCCGGGCACAACGCGACGACCATTCTCGCCGGCAACCCGGTCCGCACCGCGGGTCTGTTCTTCGATACCCACCACAAGCTCAAGGATATCTGGACGACGTTCCACATCAACGTCGAGGAGTGCGCGCGGGTCTCGAAGGACTTCGTCGAGGACATGCGCCGCCGGTATGGGGAAGCCTCGAACGCCTATGGGGTGCGTGTCCGGGGGGACTTCCCGAAGCAGGACAAGGATCAAGTCATCCCGTTCGAGCACATCGAAGCGGCGCAAATCCGCGAGGTGACGCCGAATCCGATGGCCGAGGTGGTGTGGGGCTGTGACCCGGCGCGCAAGGGCGGCGACCGGTTTTCGTTGGTCAAGCGCCGGAAGAATGTCGTGCTGGAACTGCCGAAGGTCTGGGTGGACAAGGACCTGATGCAGTCCTCGGCGATCATCTACGAGGAGTACCTCGCGACGCCGATCGTGGATCGCCCGGTGGAAATTCTGGTGGACGCGATCGGCATGGGCGCGGGGATCGTCGACCGTTTGCGGATGCTCGACCTGCCGGCCCGGGGCATCAACGTGAGTGAATCGCCGGCGCTGTCGGATCGGTACGCGAATCTGCGGGCGGAGCTGTACTTCCGGATGAAGGAGTGGTTCGGCGCGCTCGACTGCGCGATTCCGAAGGATATCTACGATACGCCGAACGGATCGCTCGGCGCGGAGCTGGGGCTGGCGACCTTTGACTTCACCAAGACGATGAAGGTCTTCATCCACACGAAGGAAGACATCAAGCGGAAGAACGGGGGCAAGTCTCCCGACTTGTCCGAGGCGCTGCTCATGACGTTCGCCTCCACCGCGACATCGTTGCTGTACGGGACGAGCGGATCATCGAGTCATGCGTGGAATAAACCATTGAAGCGCGGGATCAAGGGGGTCGTATGAAGATGGTGAAGCGGGGAGCGGGGTGCCTTGTGGCGGCGATGTGGGTACCGCTGGTATGGGCGGTGGCGGGTCTCAACTGGCTCACGGATGGCGCGGTGGAAGCGGCGATGAACCGGTGGCTCTCGGAGGCGCGTCCCCATGGCTAAATGGAACGAGAAGCTCTCGGCGCCGACCCCGACGCCCGGCCCGAAGCCGGTCACGCCACAGGGGACGGTGCTGAAGAGCGAGGCGTCGATGGCGGCGACGTTCATGCGTAGCACGCACGGCCTCACGTCGTCGCCGGTGAACGTCGCCCGGAGGGAGACCGCGCGGAACATGGCCGCGGTGATGCGGCATGCGCGCGGTACGGGGAAGACGGGGTGATCTACCTGCTGCTGGCCGCCCTGTGTTTCGTGTCGTCCTACGGCGACTACTACATCGGGGCGGAGCAGTCGCAGGCGGAGAAGGAGCTGCAGGCGACGACCGCGGCGTGGTGGGCGGTGCTGGCGGCGAGTGTCGGGGAGGTGAATTACGTCGTGTTCACCGCGGTCGCGCTGATGGATCAGGACATCTTCCGGGCGGCGGCGGTGAGCTTCCTGCCGACCTGCGCCGGCGCCGGGCTGGGGGAGTTGCGGAGCGTCCGGAAGAACTTTGTCCGGGATCGGATACGACGAGCCGCCAAAAGGGCGGCCGAGCTTGCCAAAAGGGCGGAACTTCGGTAAGTTAGTGGTGATCCTTGAACCTCCGTTCAGGTGGTTCGCGTGTCTTCACGTTCCACCTCGATATGGGAGAGTCCCCGTGGCAAAACTGTCCGCCATCACCAAGTCTGTTGGCACCCTGACGATCGGCGCCGCCGTCCCCACCGCCGCGGATACCGTCACGATCGGCGGCCGCGTCTATACGTGGCGTGCCGCGCCGACGACCGTCGCGGATGAAGTCAAGATCGGCGCGACTCTCGCGGAGTCCGCGGCCAATTTCGCCGCCGCGATCAACCTCGGCGCCGGGTCCGGCTCGCTGTACGGTTCAGGCACCACGGCCAACGTGCAGGTGAGCGCGGCCAACGTCGCCGCGACCGTCGTTTTCTCTTCCCTGATTCCCGGGACGATCGGTTCGCTCATTGTGACGACCGAAGTGGGGACCAACACCGCGTTCGGCGCCGGCACGCTGACCGGCGGGGTCGGCGACATGCACACGGCCCTCGCCGAGATCATCGCGCAGGATCAGATCAACAGCGGTACGCTTACCGCGTTGTTCGCCATTGACGGCATCGTGCTCAACTAAGATGCCAGACGGCAACCAGATCGTTTTCATGGGCAGGCGGAACGCATACCTGCCCGGCGCGCACCCCGGGTATCTGCTGCGGGTAGGCCGGCAGGCGGCGGCGGCGAACACGACCAAGTTCGACCTGTTCAATGGAACGACGGACAAATTGGTGCGTCTGTCCTCGCTCTTCCCCGTGGTCGGGACCGACGCCGCGGTGACGGGTCTGGTGGGGGTGCGTCTGGTGTTCGCGCGGACCACGGACATCGGAACGGGCGGTACACTCGCTCTGGAAGACGCGGTGAGTTCCAGCGTCACCTCATATGCGCGGTTGGATATCCGGGACGACACCCTGACGGCGCTTGCGCCGTTGGTGACGGTTCGGATGACGCCGACGGGTGGCGCTACCGCGGGGGTCGTCATCGCGGAAACCTGTATCTTCACGGAGGAAACCTCGGCGGGCGCCGTGACTCGTCTGGAGTTGTGCCCCGCCGGTGGACTGTGGATCGCCCCGGGAACGGGTATACGGGTCGCGCAGGGTGCGGTCGCGTCGGTGGGTATATACAGCTTCCAAGGGGAGTTTGAGGTGGTGCCCGTTGGTCTTTAACCCG